TTTACGAAGAGGGAGACATCGGACTTTAGTGCGATAACGACATGGGGTGTATTTTATCCAGAGGAGGCTGGGGGACCCCCGGGGTTGATACTGCTTGATAGTATAAAGGAGCGGTGGGATTTTCCTGAGTTGAAGCAGGTGGCGTTGGAGCAGTATAAGTATTGGGAGCCGGATACGGTGATTATTGAGGCGAAGGCGACGGGGTTGCCCTTGACCCACGAACTACGGAACATGGGTATACCTGTTGTGAACTTTACACCGAGTAAGGGTAATGATAAGGTGACCCGCGTGCACTCTGTATCGGTGCTTTTTGAAGCAGGCATGGTGTACGCACCAGATACTAAGTTTGCTGATGAGATGATAGAAGAGGTTGCAGCTTTTCCAAATGGGGAGTATGATGACCTTGTGGATAGTATGACACAGGCTTTGATGCGGTATAGACAGGGCAACTTTGTGCAGCTACCCTCAGATGACTGGGAGGACGAGGAGAATCATATGAAAGTTAGAGCGTACTACTAATGTCTGATTTGTTTACTCAAAGAGACAAGAGAAGAGCGGGAGCGGTCGTTAAAGGAGCTAATACAGGTATAGCACAGGTGTTGGGCTTTCCTGTGGATGCTGTGACGTATGCGATTAATATGTCTCCTCTTCTTGTAAATCTTTTACCGGGCAAGCAGGGCATGGAACCTTTTTCGATAAAAAACCCTGTTGGCGGGTCCCAGATGTTTAAAGACGCTATGGCAGCGGGTAATATAGGTACATATAAAGATGTTGGGTCGATACGAAAAGATGAGTATTTCCCGGGTATTCTGGGTATGTTATCTACAGAAGCTTTGTTGTCTATGATTCCCGTAAAAAAAGCAGCAGATGCTGTAATGGCGATTAAGAAAGGTAAGAAGGATACTTTACCTGCGCTCACTGAGGGTGGCGTTGATTTATCAAAGAGAGATTTGTTTAAACAAGCAGGTGCGGCAGCGGTGGCAGCCGCAACGGCACCTTCTATTTTAAGAGAAGCGGGTGATATTATTTCTACTCCGGGAGTAGCTAGAGTTGGAAAGACAGCGGTGTCAAGCAGTGCTGTAGTAGCTAGAAGTCGAGCTTTGGCTAGTGAGCTCTCAGATTTTATGATTGAGTCTTTGTTTAAGAAGACAAAAAAAGCGCAAAAACTTAGCACTAAAGAATTAGACGCAAAGACGGCGGAGTATAATAAGACCTTAAGTGATTTATTAAAAGGTAAAGACTATGATGATCTTATTAAATTATCAAAAAATGATTTAGCGGATTTGTATAATCAGAAAAACTTTTCTGCGCATAAGGGGGCAGGAGATCCTTTGCGGTCAAAAGAGTATGGACCTTTACTTGATAGAGTATTTAAGGACAAGGGAATAGGTTTAGATAGCCAAGGCAACTATAAAAAACTACTTAGGAACGAGGGTGATCCGCCGCAACCAAATTTATTAACAGGCGGTGACGACTTAATGACTACTTTTGAGAAAAGAGATAAAAGGGTGTTGCCCTCCGAAAATCTTATTAATTTAGCCCCTACAAAAAAGAATATAATTCCGGAAATGTTCCCCTCTGGTACTACAGCGAAAACGACAAGTCTTTTTCCAAACGAAGCTAAGAAGGGGCGTCAATTATTGATTGTGTCCTGTAGCAATAATAAGTGCCCTGATGTGGGTAATATGAAAGCACTGGATAGATATACAGGGCAGCTGTTTACCAAGATGAAAGCAGAAGGTATACCGCCAAACGTGGACATAGCTATATTGTCCGCGAAACACGGACTTATACGCTCGGACACGCCTATTGAGAAGTACGATCAGTTGATGACGCCAGAGATACGCGATAAGTTTATTAGTGACCCAGAACAAATGAAAACGATTAGAGAGACTATTGCAGGAGACTATGACAAAGTATTTGTGACAGGCGGTAAGAATTATAGGGATGTTATAGAAGCAGCGGCGGGTGATTTAAATTACGAAGTGGTTAAGAAGAAAGCACCGGGATTAACTCAGCAGGCTGTTACTGATAAATTAAAAGAGGCTAAGGGTATAAAAGTAGATAGATCAAAACCTCTTGGGGTACAAAACTTTGTTAAGGACGAGCCTGCGTACCATTTTGCTTTTCCTCAAAAGATTCCCGGTTTTCAAGACAAGTTTGAAAAGTTAGATATTAAAAAATTTGATATGGATGTAATTGAGGCACGGAATAAAGGGTATTCTGTAAAGTATGCTGATACCTTGGGGGTTCATGTTGGTTCCCAGAAAGCGGCACAAGATAGGTTTTTAAGTGTCACTGGAATGTTTGATGAAAAAGAGATTGGAAAAGAGATGGGCTTTGATGTTAAGGGGCAAACGTATCCTCTTAAAATAGATACAAGTAAACCTTTTTTAGATAAGAGCGGTAGATATAGTAAAGACGGGGTATGGACAGAAGACGGCTTAGAAAACTATATACAAGGTAACGTTTTTAATGTGGACGACAAATACAAAAAAATAATGAAAAGTAGCACGGACCCTATTAAAAAATTTGAACAAACGTTTGTTAAAGAAAAAACAGCAAGAGAAAGAGAATTAGTCAAGCAATTTAGGAAGAAGCTTGCTAATGATGGTTTTACCAATGTTCCCTACTTCAATGACCACGAGGGTGGGATTAAAAACGCACAAGGCAAGATGCTTAAAAAAGAGATTAGTCAAATCATGCTTATCGACAGACCTAACGGCGATAAGGTTATTACCTCCAAAGTAACGGGCGAGCCCATGAAAGACGGTGGAGTAGCTGGTTTATCGGACATAGCACGCGATATGTTCAAAGGTCCAAAAGGTATTGGTACTTACGAGTCATTTATGGTAGGTTAAGAAAAAGGAGTCACTATGGCTATAGAAAAAAATATACCGTCGCAGTTAGACCCAGAGGAACTAGCGGCAGAGGTGGAATTGGAGCTTCCGGGCTCTATGGACGAGAATATTGTTCAGTTTGAGGGTGAAGCCGAGAACATGGACATTGAGGTTATCCCTGAAGACGACGGTGGTGTGACGATTGACTTTGAACCTACCGATAATAGGGGTCAAGAGGGTGACTTTTATGCGAATTTAGCGGAAGATATGCCAGAACGTGAGCTTTCTCGCATAGCAGGCGAACTCTTAGGTGAGTTTGACGCGAATAAGTCGGGGAGGCAGGAGTGGGAAGACGCTTATGCCAACGGTTTGGAGCTTTTAGGGTTTACATATGAGGAGAGGTCGCAACCTTTTAGAGGTGCATCGGGCGTGACGCATCCTTTGTTGGCCGAGGCAGCTACCCAATTTCAGGCGCAGGCTTTTAATGAACTTTTACCTGCGTCTGGCCCTGTACGGACCACGGTTCTCGGGTCTGAAACACGCGAAAAGCAGCAACAATCGCAGCGTGTTAAGCATTTTATGAACTATTACATTACAAATGTGATGGAGGAGTACACGCCTGAGCTTGATCAGATGCTTTTTTACCTACCTTTGGCGGGTTCTACCTTTAAAAAGGTGTATTATGACGAGAATTTAGGCAGAGCGGTGTCAAAATTCATTGCAGCAGAGCATTTAGTGGTGCCGTATGAGACTTCTGACCTTGAAACGTGCCCAAATATTACGCAAGTGCTAAGAATGTCGCTAAATGAGCTTAGAAAGAAGCAAGTTGGGGGTTTTTATATAGATATTCCTGTAATTCCGGCTCAAGAAGAGTCGGGTTCCATAGAGAGTGAAGTTAGCAGAATTGATGGATTATCGCCTTCTCAGATAGATTATGACTGTACTTTGCTTGAATGTCATGTGGATCTGGATTTAGAGGGCTACGAGGAGACAGATGAGGATGGGGAGCCGACAGGCATTAAGATCCCTTATATTGTAACAATTAGTCAGGACAACGGGCAGATATTGTCCATACGTCGTAATTATCGTGAAGAAGATGAGAAGAAGCGCAAGATACAGTATTTTGTGCATTATAAGTTCCTTCCGGGGTTTGGTTTCTACGGATTGGGGCTTATTCACACGATTGGCGGACTGTCACGGACCGCCACAGCGGCACTGAGGCAGTTAATCGACGCCGGAACGTTGTCCAATCTTCCTGCGGGTTTCAAGGCCCGTGGACTACGGATCAGGGATGACGATGACCCGCTTCAGCCCGGAGAGTTTCGCGACGTTGATGCTCCCGGAGGGGCTATCCGTGACAGCCTGATGCCGCTGCCATTTAAAGGTCCTGACGGAACCTTGTTTCAATTACTGGGTTTTGTTGTGGATGCAGGTCGTCGTTTTGCCACTATAACCGATATGAAGGTTGGTGATGGTAATCAGCAGGCGGCTGTGGGTACGACTATAGCGTTGTTGGAGCAGGGCTCACGGGTGATGAGCGCGGTGCATAAACGGTTGCATTATGCTATGCGGGTAGAGTTTAAGATGTTGTCGAGGGTGATGTCGGAGAGTTTACCTGCGGAATACCCTTATTCTGTAGAAGGGGCGGAAGCCTCTGTTATGGCTACGGACTTTGACGATAGAGTGGATGTTGTACCTGTATCGGACCCGAATGTGTTTTCACAGGCACAGAGGATTGCACTGGCGCAGACTAAGTTACAGTTGGCGGGTGCTGCACCTGATTTACATAATATGTATGAAGTATACAGAGATATGTACGATGCGTTAGGTGTGCGAGATACAGACAGGATTATGAAGAGGATTCCTGATGAGGAGCCCATGCCTAAAGATCCTGCACAGGAGAATATAGATATTATGGATATGGTACCGTTG